GTTATTCGCGCCGAACTCTTTCTCTAGACGTAGGTCCCATATAACCGGTTTAATATTAAGCAATGGCAACTAGAAAAGAAGTAGCAGAACATCTGTTCATGACAGTCCAAAATGTTGGAAAATTGATCAATAATGATGTTTTTCAGGCCAAATTAGGTGCAAATCCATTAGATTTAGACCATTGTAGGCGCTCTTATATAGCTTTTTTGCAAAAACAAGGCAGATATTCATCAAAAGATGGTTCTGGAGACATAACTGAAGAAAAAACACGTCTAACTAAAGCACAAGCTGATAAAGCTCAGCTCGATGTGGCTGTTTTAGAAGGAAAACTCATTCCTACTGATCAAGTTGAGGAAACTTGGATCAATTACACATCAAATTGCAGAGGAAAGCTGTTAACAATACCAAATAAGGTTGCACATTTAGTATTAGCATCAGAAGACTTTGCAGAAGTTGAGAAAATCATTAAACAAGCAATATATGAAGCACTAGAGGAACTAGCAAATGACCCAATACCGCAAGAATATAGAGAAAGTACTCTTGTCGACAAAGAAGATATGGAATCCACCACCTGATTTAACAGTTTCTGAGTGGTCAGACAGATATCGTGTGTTATCTGCTGAATCTTCATCAGAAGCAGGGCAATGGAGAACAGATAGAGCTCCATATCAAAAAGAAATCATGGATGCTGCTAACGATCATAGAATTAATACAATTGTTTTTATGAAATCTGCACAGGTTGGAGCTACTGAAATACTAAATAACATAGTAGGTTATTTTATAGATCAAGACCCATCTCCTACATTAGTTTTACAACCTACATTAGCTATGGCTCAAGCATGGTCAAAAGATCGTTTAGCTAATATGATTCGTGATTCAGAAAGACTAAGAACTAAAGTAAAAGACCCAAAAAGTAGAGATTCTGGTAATACTGTACTTTCTAAAAAGTTTCCAGGAGGTAATATTAACATTGTAGGTTCAAATTCACCTGCAGGACTAGCTTCTAGACCAATACGTATACTTTTATGCGATGAGGTTGATAGATATGAAACATCTGCAGGAGCAGAAGGTGATCCTATTAATCTAGCTATAAAACGTACAACTACTTTTTGGAATAGAAAAGTATTTATTACATCGACTCCTACAATTAAAGGATTGTCACGTATAGAAGTAGCTTTTGAAGAATCAGATAAACGTTATTATCATGTACCTTGTCCACATTGTGCTACATTGCAGGTTTTAGAATGGGAACAAATACATTGGGAAAAATCTAAACCTGAAACTGCAGAATATACATGTAAACATTGTGAAACAGTAATACCTGAATCTAAGAAAATGTGGATGCTACAAAATGGACAATGGATTGCAGAAAATGAAACTAAAAAAGTAGCAGGATTTCATATATCTGAGCTTTATAGTCCATGGAGAACTTGGGTAGATATGGCTGTAGATTTTTATAATGTTAAGAATCAACCTGAAATGCTTAAAACTTGGGTTAATACAGCATTGGGTAGAACATTTGATGATCCAGGAGAAAGTATTGAATATGGTGGATTGTTAGATAAACGTGAAACTTATGATCATGAAACAATTCCTAATGAAGTATTATTATTAACTTGTGGTGTTGACGTACAGGGTGATCGTTTAGAAGCTCAAGTTGTAGGTTGGTCCCATAATAATGAATGTTGGGTCATTGATTACAAAGTTATATTTGGTGATCCTTCTTCTACACATGTTTGGCGAGACTTAGATCAATACTTGTTAAATTCATTTACAAGAGAAGATGATAAGATTTTAAAGATAGTTTCAACATGTATCGACTCAGGTGGTCATCACACACAACAAGTTTATGCTTATACTTCAAAAAGAGTACATAGAAAGATATTTGCAATTAAAGGTTCATCACAAACACAAAAACCTATTGCGGGCAGACCTTCATTCGTAGGTCGATCAAGACATGTTTTATATCCTGTAGGAACAGATACAGCTAAAGAAGTTATTTACTCAAGAATAAAAGCAGAAAATGCAACAATACATTTTCCTGCTACAGTAGATGAAGAATACTTTAAACAATTAACATCAGAAAAAAGAGTTGTTAAATATGTTAAAGGTGCTAAAAAGTTTCAATGGGTTAAGAAAACAAGAAATAATGAAGCATTAGATACATTAGTTTATGCATTTGCTGCAGTATATATATTGCAACCTAACTACGATCGTATTGAAGCATTAATTAAACAAAATAAATCAACACAAAAAGAACATGGTAAAGATGTTGTTAAAAGAAGACCAAGACAAACTGGTTGGATTAATAGTTGGAAATAATCATATAAAAGTGTATACAAATTTATATTATTTTGGTAGAATATTCTTATACACATTAAGGAGTTAATATGGATAAACACGAAATATATAAAAAATACAGAAGCCAATTTATTGGTTATATTGTATTGCAACAACATTACAATAATGAAAAACCATTAAGTAAAACAGATATTGATAATTTAGTTAATTTATCGCATGAATTATATCGTTCAAAAGATTATTCTTTGCGTGTTGGTTGGGGAAAAGATACCACATATGGAATTAATAAAGCATTAGCCGTAAAATATATGGGTGCTTACATGGGCAATTACTGGGCTAGATATTGCAATTTAAATAGAAAAATAGGATTGTTATATGTTAATTCTGATGATTATGGACCAGAAAATGTTTATGTCAGCTTAGTTGATTCAGAACTAGAAAGAATTACAAAACAAATGTATAAAGAATTAGAAAATTTTTATAAAGATAAAATAATTAAAAAGGAGTGTGCATGATGCAGTGGAGTGAATATCACAAAGATTTAAAATTGCCAGAAGGTTGGGTAGATGTATCATATAGAAATGATGCGCTACCTAGTTTTATGAATGATGAAGATTATGATAAAGGTTATCATATATGGGTTGATGCTAAAGATATCAAAGAAAGAGAATGTAATTCTGAAGATATATATGGTTTAACTAATGAATTAGCACCAAGATTTCATGTTGTTTATGAATATGGATCTGCAGAAAATTTATTTACATCAGATAATTTTTATGAAGTTATACAATGGATTAATACTAATCCAAAAAAAGTTGCAGCATGATAGGTGACATAAAAAAATTAAACCGATATTATCAAATATATCGGTTTATTAATAAAGCAAGTGATGAAAAGAAAATGTCTTACTTGCAGTTTAGAGCTAATTTTATACAAGAAGAATTAGACGAATTATTTACAGCAATTGATAATAATGAATCAGATGAAGTAGTAGATGCTTTTATAGATATTATTGTTATTGCTTTAGGTACATTAGATGCTTTTAATGTAGATATTAAGAAAGCATGGAAACGTGTACATCACGCAAACATGCAAAAAGAGATTGGTGTAAAAGATACAAGACCAAATCCATTAGGATTACCTGATCTTGTTAAACCAAAAGATTGGCAAGCACCACAACATTTTGATAATATAGGTAAACTAGATTTTTTAGATAAGGAGTAAATTATGCATTCAGTATTAAGTGAAGCAGCAGCTTTACAAGAATTAAAAGGCGAAGATTATAAATCAAAAGGTTCAGAATCAAAGAAAGAATACTTTCCATACGATGATGCATCTTATTTAACTATGATACATACTAAAGTTAAACGATTAGAATCTTTAGCTTTTGAAAGTAAAACAGCTAATTTTGAATCTGCTTATGATTCAGTTTTAGACTTAATTAATTATGCAAGTTTTTATGGTGCATTTTTAAAAGAAAAAAATAAAAAATGAATGTATCAGATATTCGCAATACATTGCAAACAATGTATGACAAAGAGCAATTTATTACTGATAAAACAGGTTGCAAAACAATACAAATATTAGGAGCTAGTTTTATAGCTGATGAACCTACAATATTTGGTAAAGTTAATCAAGAATACATTGATGCAGAAATAAACTGGTATAAATTAGGATCAACTAATATACATGATATAGATTATGATCCAACTCCTGCTGCATGGCAATATACAGCAAATAACAATGGAGAAATTAATTCAAATTACGGAAGATTGATAAACTCCCCATTATATTTTAATCAATATAATAACGCTTTAGAAGAATTACAACGTAATAGTAATTCTAGAAGAGCAACTATGGTTTATACAAGACCTAGTATATGGGAAGAATATCAAGATAACGGCAAGAACGATTTTATCTGCACTAATGCAGTTAGCTTTTATATTAACTCCTTATCCTCACAAGTTGATTGTGTGGTGCAGATGAGGTCTAATGATGCTGTTTATGGTTACAAAAATGATTATGCTTGGCATAAACATATATTAAATAAACTAAGCAATGACTTAGGCTATGATTCAGGTTTAATTTATTGGCAAGTACAAAACTTACATATCTATGAAAGACATTTCAAACATTTGGAAAGATAGATATTTAAATCTTGCAAAAGAAATATCTACTTGGAGTAAAGACCCTTCAACACAAGTTGGAGCTGTAGCTATTGGAAATAAAGGCCAAGTATTATCACAAGGTTATAACGGTTTTCCAAGACAGTTTCCAGATAAACCTTCTTTATACGAAGATAGAGAACAAAAATATAAATACACTATACATGCAGAAATGAATTGTATTTATCATGCAACATTAAATGGTGTTTCTTTAGAAGGTGCAACAATGTTTA